CGGTCTCGAAAACCGTTGCGGGGGTAACTCCGCCGAGGGTTCGAATCCCTCTCTCTCCGCCACTATTCAAGCACTTACGTGATTTTCTTATAGTGATGAAAATCACGTTGAGAAAAAATGAGAAAATTCGGTGAGAAAAAAACGCCAGAATTTTTACTGGCGCACATCGAAAAGCTCAACGCTTCCTGTCCAGGGTTGGGCTCATTTTCACCTTGCGATCGTAAACAAGAACCTGGGATTCGGTTTTGTGGCCACTGTACTTCTGCTTGTCTTTCGCCGTTCCCTCATAGTCTGAAATCCCCTTTGCCTTTAGATCGTGGAAAGTGCAGTCAAGAGGACGTCCCAGATCATCCCCCGCAGCCTTTCGCGCCTTTCTCCACGCCTCGTTAAATCCTTTATAAGAATAACGCTCGCCATACATAGTCCTGATAACAGGGCCTTCCTCTCCCCATTCACGACATATTTCAACGGCATCACGTAAGCGATCTGTCCAGGATTTAATTTGTTTAACTCCGGTTTTTCCTTGCTGAATAAAAATTCCTTTCTCCAGTATTTGATTCCAGTTCATTTTCAATACATCAGAAACTCTGGCAGCACATAAATAAGCTATTTCCATTGCAGCCCTGACGGCTGGCGTTGCGTTATTATATATCGCTCTGTACTCTTCATCGGTAATATATCGATCGCGTTGAGGCTTAGGAAACTTATCCACACCAACGCAAGGATTACCAGGAACATAACCACGTTGATAACTCCAACGAAATACGCGCGACATAGAGCTGTGTTCATGATTCGCCTGGACACGGCTTTTTTGCCCACGGGCATCCATATAACGCCGGATATGTTCTGGCTTTATTGCTTTAGCTTCGGCATCACCAAATACGGCAAGTATATATTTCTCATGTGCCAGATAATCTTTCTGCGTTCTTGGGGCCAGATCAGCATAATCGGCACTGGCAAGAAATTTTCGCCATAATTGTGTGAATGTAATTCTGTTTTTTCTACCCTCAACTTTTTTTTCGTAAGCCACCCAGACCTCAGCTTTAGTTGCATCAGCTGGAGCTATATTTTCTGTTGATCCTCCCGGTTTCCAGTAGTAACCAGAAGGGCGAAAGAATACACCCTTTGGCATCCACTCATTACCGGGCGCACGTTTGCGACCCATGTTAACTCTCTATAGCGTCAAAATTCATGCCTGGTACAGGCTGATACCCTGCTGGTGGAAGAAGGCGCGAAACTGGGTGATTTATATGATACCAGGTTGTTCTGATTGAACCGTCCCGGCGTTCTATAAAATAAATACCGTTCAGCGTTAATACTTCTTTCTGGAGTGATTTCTGGCTTGCTCCTGTAGCATCTTCCAGTTCCTCCTCAGTCAGGAAGCGATCGCTCATGAGTTGCTTCTCCATCTAACCGGCTGCACCCGGTTTAAATCAGATATTGTTGCTGGTGGGCGGGATCAGTTTCTGCCAGATAGCTGAAACGTATTTCGCCTGATGCCTGGCATCAGCCAGCGCGTTGTGCATATCGCCTTCGAACGGCATGTCACGTTTGGGATCGAAGCCGATTGCACGACCCAAAGTAACCATCGTGCGGACGTCATGATCGTTCCGGTAATTCCACAGGCAGGGGAGGCTGGCACGTTCGAAAGCGCCACGCAGGATAACGTTATCGAAATTGGCACCGTTACCCCATACCTTCAGGTATTTCAAATCGTCGGCGTGACAGGTGATAAAGTCATTGAACTCAATAAGCGCGGTCGTAACAGATACTGCATCAGCGCAAATAGCCGCTCGCGCTTCCGGGCTTTGTCTTAACCACCATAGAATGGTATCGCCATCAGGAACGGCACCTTGTTCCATTGCGCTTTCAAGGCTAACGGCGGTATAGAACTCAGGTCCAATTTCACCACTTTGCGGATCGAAGAACACAGCACCGATGGAGACAACAGGCGCGTTAGGTTTTTTACCCATAGTTTCAAGGTCGATCATCAAGTTATTCATAAATTAGTTGTCCCCTGTTGCGGTGCTGCTACGAAAATGTTCAACGCCTTTATTCCAAATAGCCTTAATCGTCGTCCAGCTGACAGGAACCTCAATTTTAATTCGCCCGCTGCCGTCGCAGCTTTCGCATTCTTCGTCGGCCAAGCATTCAGGAAAGCTTATAAAAGTAGTTTCTAAAAACTCACCGGATAGCAAACTCTTGGCACCGTTCTCAGCAGTTAGTTTCTTCGGCACCATAACCCAATCATCCGGAATTACCGGAGAGTTGCCAATAAGAGCCTCATGATAGCGCTCAAGCCTGACGTATTCCTGCACCTTATTACCATCGCATGCGAGCAACCACTGAGCAGCTTTTGCACCATCTGTGTGGAATGCGCAGGTGCGCCCATCATCAAATTGCATTTCGTAGAGGTCAGCAACCTGCTCAAACTGCGTTTGTGGCAACTCGTAAGTTTGGCTTACAGGCTCAGCTTCCAGCGATGCCAGCGCGATACGCGCCAGTTCCATTTGTTCGCCACGGGTAAGCCCGTTTTCAAGAGGACTTTTAATGAACAATTCGATACGTTCTTTGGTAATAGTGGTCATGGGTTAGTCCTCAGCCTGCCGTGCTTTCAACCTGGTTAGGAAATGTCAGGCACTCATTAAAGGTTGCGCCGATACGCATAGCGGAAGGGATAAATTCGCTTTTCCCCTTCTCTACTTCATCAAAAATTTCGTCATAGCGAGTCACATCAAACAGCGATACTTCACAATCGCCAGTCGTCGCAAACGCGATCCGATTTGAGGGACACTCCGCCAGTAGCTTATTGAGTTTCTTTACCCAGGCTTTTTCCTGTTTCGTCAAAGTAGCCATATCACTCCCCCTTAACCTTGATGCCAGCGGTGCGTATTTCGTGTATCGCATTGTCATTACCAGCACACCAACCCTCGGCATAATCCCGGCTGAATCCGCTCATGTGCATGACTTCGCCAACGCTGCGTTTTGACAGGTTGACCGTCCGCGCCTCCAGTTCTGCTATGCGCTGCCGAGCAGACTGATAAGCATCGATAACCACGTCCAACAATTGCCCGTCACACAGCAGGTTGCTAAGTTCAGGCTTCCACGCTACGCAGTCATCATCCGGGTCTTGCATGTTGTAGACGTAAGTATCAAAGGCACCCATAAAGCGCCCGAATCCACCTTTGTCGTCTACCAGCACTTGCCAGGAGCGGAGAAGGAACAGTTTTTGGTTACGATCTAAATCCGTCCGGGATAGCTCATCGGCGATAATGCTGATTTCACTACCGTGCCAGCGAGCATCATTACGTTGTGCAGCATGAAACAGCTTCCATAAATACTCAGTTTCTTCTTGGTCCGGGCGGCATTGCTTCAATGTATGGACTGTCATGCTGCACCGCCTTCAACGCGCTCCCACAAACGTCTTGATCTGATTGCCTTCACTACAGACTCTTTATCTTTTATGCAGCACATTGGCGTAGCTCCATCAGTTCATTAAAGCGGGCCATAAACAGGCCGAAAGCCTGACCGGGGCGAAGGGGGTAGATTTCGAATAAATCTGTCGGGGGGATACCTTCCAGTATTACCCAGGGAATACTGTCATCAATATCCAGATCGCGGCGTTCAGTTGCCAGCATGGTAAGATCTGCATACTTCACTACGCTGGCTTCTTCCAGTGGCAAGCCAAACTTAAAGCGGATCAGTTGATCGGTACGTTTCTCAATCTCGCGATAATCAGGCAGTAACGCTTTTAATGGGGCAGGGATATCCTGGCAATACGCTTCGGCTGCGTCGTGCATCAGGGCTTCAAAGGCAAACTCCGGTGATACAAGCTGGCTGCACAGTACGGAATGCTGCGCCACGCTATAAAATTCAGGGAGATGTCCGGAGAAGCGGCAAATATTGGAAAGCGCCACGGCGATATCTTCAATATCAATGTCGTCAATAGTTGCGCTGAGATAATCAAATTGTTTACCTGAAAGTGTTTGAATAAAACTCATCGTTGGTTCTCCTTATAATTTATTTCGCGCTGCACCGCGTGAATTTTGGTTGTGCGAATCCCTCGCCGGGTGGCGATAATTAACAGAATTACGCTTCAATAAATCCCCGCGGCGCCGGGGATTTAATGCAGAGCAATTACGCTTTAAAGTTACCGATGAACGTTTCTACTGATTCACCGTCGAATTTGTTGATCAGCATGTCGCGGAATTCATTGGCGATCGCTTCTTCCTGCGCTTCCAGTTGTACGATACGCAGAACAAAGCGAGGTTCATCACCGGTCAGCAGGCTGTTGCGGAGGCTGAACGCACGTTCGCCGAGACCCTCATACGGAACACATTTGAACTCAAAAGCCACCGGCATAACATCTTTGCTGCTGGCCTCAATGCTTTGCATAAGGGATTTCTTACCGCTGAAATCGCCATCTTCATGATCCTGCTGGGTTGCCTGTTGGATCGTAATGCGGCGAACAGCCTGGGCAGCCTGTGAAATCTGCATTGTGTTACCGTCAGAATCGAACGCCAGGAGATAATCGCTCCAGTCTTCAAGCCATTCGGCGATCTGTTTTTGTTTCAGGCGTTCCCCGTTGATCTGTAGCAGGGCGCGGAATGGTGCAGTCTGTTTCAGCGTGATAGAAGCAGCGTTGTCTGCATGACCGGGGTTATCCAGCGTACCAATATTGAAAACTGAGCGAGCTGTCATATGGTCAGCATCAATAAAGCAGCGTGCTTTTTCGGTTGCACTGGCATAGCCCTTTGAATAACGGACAAAGTCTTCAATGCTGGTGGTAGTCATGGTGCCGCGGAAGCGGAAACGCTCCAGAGCAAAGCGTTCGAGGCTTTCAACACCTGTTCCGGCAGGTAATAATGCTGTCGGGCAAGCCAGCCCCTGAATATCGTTCAGGTGATAGCCAGAAAGGACCAGGTCTTTTACCTGCTGAAAAGTGCCGCTGTCTAACTGAGACATAAAAATTCCTTATTAACTAGTGATCAAAGTGGTGGCAGTGATTTGGTTAGCTGCGGTTCACTGAGCCGCTTTAAGCTTTCCGTCAGTAGTGCCTTTAATACTGAGCAGTTGACCCTGATCTTCCTGCAGTATGGTGAGCTTTCCGCCCTTGTTAACCCACATTGGGGTTTCTGTTGTGTCCTCTTCTGACGCTTTACCGCGCGGCGTCGGAGTACTGTACTGCAGCTTGTGTTTAATTTTGACGCGCTTCTCTTCGACTGAATTTCCCATGCGCTCAAAATCAAAGGTGAGGACTACCTTGCCTTTATTGCCGTTATTCAGAACGCCTAATCCGACAGTATTCAGCGCTGCCGCGATTTTGTTCATGAACACGCCGGCATCCAGTTCGCCCAGAAAGTCGGGCACTACGGTCATGCGGTCATCATTCATCGTTAACCCCTCAAGATGGCGGTTGCCACCGCCAGTTGGTTTCTCCACAAAACAGAAAAGAGCACCTGCTGTAACAGCTTTCCGGGTGGATGGGGTAATGAGCCCGTCGCGCGGAGATGCACTTTTCTGTTGTGTAAAAAGGTCGGCGTCACGGCAGAACACTGTCGCCTTCCTCCTGTTGTTGGAAGAGCCGGACGCCGACAAGTCTTCACACAGCAATAACGTTGTGGTGCCGGGTGCCTCCCGGTATCTGGCGAAGGTTGCACGCCAGACGGGTGCTTAACTACAGAGGATCGACTGTCAGCTTCAACCTTACCCGCGTGCGCTGAGCCGCATTCACCACAACGATGAGAGCATTACCGGTGTCCGAATTGAACGGACCTTTTCTCTGCCCAACCCACCTCACTAAAGAGGTCTGTCTGGAATCGAACCAGCACTTATGCCTTGCTCGTCAATACTCTCATCGTTGTGTGCCTGTCTTTTCACCACATCAGGCTCGGTGGTATCCTTATAAGCCCCACAGCTTTAAAGGATTTTTTATGCCTATTTTAGAAACTACGTTGAATAGTGATTCTTCCAATGAAGGCCTTGCCGCTGATGTTCGTGCTCTAAAGATTGCGGTGGCCCTTTTGGTTACCAGAATTCCGCTGGAGCACAAGCCTTATGCCGTTTGTGATGCGTTAAATAACTCAGGAGAGAGCAGTGCATCTGAGCTTGCTGACCTGATTAAACAGTTTCTCGACAAGGCGCATAATCGAACTTAACTGACAGTTTTTTGGCTATTAAACAGGCGCTTTCTTCGTCTCCCATCTCTTGAGCAGCTTTTAGAGAAGAAATAGCCATCTCTGAAAGAGCTGTTATCAGCTGCCAGAATTCGATGCTGGCAGCATTATTCATTTCCGTACTTCTTGTGCTTTCGGTAGTACTGGTATTTGCCAGAACACCTACGCAGCGAACAACGCACTCAGAACAGATTGCTGGATCAGCATTACCGCCTTTAGCGATAATTTTTTTTGCATCCATTTCATTGGCCCCGCAGAAGGAGCATGTGTAGTAGTTATTCATCTGAACTCCTGTGTAATGCATCATTGCGACTCATCCGGTCATTCGTATGCCACCGGCGGCTACTTCGTGGGCGTCCTGCCTGTTCGCTGCTCTATGAATGCAAATTACCTTTAAATTGCACATTGCGCAAGTATAAAATTGCGATATATGCAATTTTGAGTCAAAAAAAAAGCCACCATAATGGTGGCCTTGTCGACGCTTTCTATTAATTGTGTCGTTTGAGTGACTGCGTCTGGCTTATCAGAACCTTGCCAAAAACACCGAACCTGCACTCGTTGTCTTTGGTAATACTCCATTCCCTGTAGTTAGTGTTATCAGATATCACCAATAATTTATCGGGGATCATCTGCAGCCTTTTTACGTATATTTTATCATCAAAGCCAAAGACATAGATGCCATCACCATCGAACTGGTTGATGCTTATATCGACAAAAATAAGATCTCCGGGTTCAATTGTTGGTGCCATGCTGTCACCGCGCACGTTAATCACTTTAAGCTCAGCGGCAGGGCGCCCACCGAACATAGCTAGTGCTTTGTCCTTGTTATATTCGATAGCATGGATTACATCGATAACATCACCGCCCTGAATGAGTCCATTACCGGCGCTTGCACTGACATCCAGTATCTCGATACGGAACAAATCCTTCACGTTAGCTGAATCCTTCCTCATATCACTGTGTTTACATACAGTATTACCTTTTGGGTCTGAGGTAAAGAGTTCTGCTATATCAACACCTAAGCAGTCAGCCAGCCTAGAAAGTGTTTGTTCGGTAAATTGCTTTTGCTTGCCAGTCTCCAGACGAGAGATGTTTGCGGCATCCACGCCGATGGCTTCTGCTAGCTCAGCAATTTTCATGTTCTTCGCGCGGCGAAGTTGTCTGACACGGTTTCCTATATTCATGCGTTCATTACATTAATTTTTTGCGCATTGTGCAAATCAACTTGCGCAAGTTTGCTGTATGAAATAACATGCGATATACGCAAAAGAAGGAGGTTTTATGCAATCACCATTGAGAAAATTGCGGAAATCGCATGGTTATACGTTACAGCACGTCGCTAAAGGGGTTCAGGTTGATCCTGCAACATTAAGCCGGGTTGAAAGATGCGAGCAGGCTCCTTCAACAGAGCTTGCTGAGCGCCTGGCTCAATTTTACGCCGGAGAAATTAGCGAGATGCAAATTTTGTATCCAAACAGATATCAGCTTAGTGATTCGGCGATTTGACCGCCACCACTGCAGAAGGAGTAGATCCGTGGGACATGAACCTGAATGGAAAGTTGAAAAGCAGCCCCGCTGGCTGGTGGCTGCGATTAAAAAGACGATTTCCAGTCTGCATGGCGGTTATGAAGAAGCTGCGGAATGGCTGGATGTCACCAAAGATGCTCTGTTTAACCGCCTGCGTACTGGTGGTGATCAGATCTTCCCGATTGGGTGGGCGCTGGTACTGCAACGTGCCGGAGGAACCTATCACCTGGCACATTCAGTAGCCAGGGCATCAGGTGGCGTTTTTGTTCCGCTGGCAGATATGGAAGAAGTGGATAACGCAGATATTAATCAGCGCCTGCTGGAAGCGATTGAGCAGATCACCAGTTATTCCCAGCAAATCAGGGTGGCTATCGAAGATGGCGTTATTGAGCCACATGAAAAAGCCGTGATTGATGAGGAGTTGTATCAGGCGATCGCAAAGCTGCAACAGCATTCGACACTGGTATACAGAGTTTTTTGCGCGCCAGAAAAGGGTGACGCCCGCGAGTGTGCAGCTCCGGGCGCCGTGGCGTCAAATTTTATGGAGAAAACCAACGCATGAACAGTTTAACGGTAAATAACCGTTTGTCGCAACAACCGGGGATGTATGAGTACCGGCCGTTGCGTCATGAATGCAGATTACCAAATAGTCTGGTCGTGCGTAACCACAGGGAACACAGCCTGACCGTGGGGGATGAATCGTGCAGGAACTTAACCGCTGGTTTCGGGATGGAAGGGGACTTTATGTCCATGTCATTCGCTGGGAACCAGAAACTGAGCGCGTTATCTATCTGCGCAAGGGCTATCCGCATGAGTGTTTTAGCCCTTTGTGGAAATTCAGGCGTGATTTTGTTGAGTGTGAAGCGCCAGGAACACATTGATTCTGCAATTCCGGGACGTTACACTGTTCAGGCACCTCATAAAGCGGGTGCCGGGCGTGGAAACCCGGAATTCAATATAGAGCACAACCGCGCTCATGCGGTTTTTTCTTGTCATGAGCATTGCTACGCCCAAATTATGGTGGGGCGTGCAGGGCCAGTTTCGGCTGGGCCGGGTTCTATGTTGACCGGTATTTCCACCCCTGTACGTCTCACCACCTATAAGGTCGTGGAAAGCCTTGGTGGTGAGTTCATTGAATTCAACATAGAGGCTGCCACTATGGCTACTGTCCCAACCCTCGCTCAACCTGAAATTAGAATTATTAACGGCCAAGCCGTTACTTCCTCCCTGGCTGTTGCCGACTACTTCATCAAGCGTCACGCTGATGTTATCCGTAAAATAGAATCTCTCGAATGTTCCACTCTATTTCGTCAACGCAATTTTGCGTTTACATCGATTTCAATAAATCAGCCCAACGGCGGTACCCGCAAACTCCCATGCTATCAAATCACCCGCGATGGTTTTGCGTTCCTGGCAATGGGTTTTACGGGCAAACGCGCCGCCCAATTCAAAGAGGCATACATCAATGCCTTTAACCAGATGGAGAAACAACTTTCAATTCCATCGGTGCTGAGCGATGCAGCACATAATGCCAGCGTTCTTTATTCCTACATTTCATCCATTCATCAGGTCTGGTTACAGCAGCTTTATCCCATGCTGGAAAAAGCGGAATCTCCGCTGGCCGTAAGCCTGTACGACCGCATCAATGACGCTGTGGCGCTTGCGAGCCTTATCAATATGACACTGAACCGTTCAGAGGTAAGGGGGCGCAAATGATCCGGAATATTTTTAAGCGGTTCACCAGCCAACGTTTTCATTGCCCTCGTCCAGGACAGTGGTACAGCACACCAGAAGGGTACGTTCTGCGTATTAGCCTGGTCGATCGCGAATGTCAGAAGGTTGTCTGTGAGCCTCTTGGGCGTAATTACCGCGTCAACATGCCTCTTATTGCCTTTCGTTCCGGCAAAAACATGAAGCATCTCGGAGGTGCTGCATGAGCATGGAGCTGATGGTTAAAGCGATGAAAATTCGAGTGGGTAATCCATTGCGAAAACTGGTTCTGATCAAGCTGGCTGATAATGCCAGCGATCAGGGTGAGTGCTGGCCCAGCTACCAGCATATTGCTGACCAGTGCGAGATTAGCAAACGTTCTGTGATGAATCATATTGCGGCCCTTTGTGAGTCCGGGCTGGTAAAAAAAGTCACCCGGAAAGGTGAAAAAGGTAACTCAAGTAATATCTATCTCCTTCATCTGGATGGTGCAGGAGATTCACTAGGGGGGAGTGCAAATAATTCATTACCTGGTGCAGCAAATTCACTAGGTAGTGCAGGAGTTGCACCAGGGGGTAGTGAAGGAGATTCACCCAGAACCAGTCACTCTTTTGAACCAGTCAAAGAACCAGTCAATGAATCAAAAACCATTGGCGCATCTGCTTACGCGTCTTCGTCAGTCTGTTTTGCCCGGCAGGAATATTCACCTGAGTTCGAGCAGGCCTGGTTGGCATATCCAAAACGTGCAGGTGGAAATTCAAAATCAGCAGCCTACAAAGCCTGGAAAGCCCGTCTGAAAGAGGGGGTAAATGCTGAAACCATGCTGGAAGGCGTAAAGCGTTATGCGGGATGGGTATCTGCAACGGGGAACAGCGGCACGCAATTCGTGAAACAGGCCACCACGTTTTTTGGTCCCGATCGTCATTTTGGGGAGTTATGGGCTGTTCCTGCTGCACCTAGTCCTGGACGTGAAGATCCGATGTTCAAATCCAGCTACGGGAATGTGGATTACAGCCAGATCCCGACAGGGTTCAGGGGGTGATATGAGTCTTATGGGAGACGTTCAGAAATTCATTGAATCCCATCCGGGATGTACTTCCAGCGATATAGCGAATGCTTTCGCAGATTTCCCGCGTAAAAGCGTCCTGCAGTCGACAAGTAAGTTACGCCAGTGCAGGCGTGTTGCTCATCGCTTTGAAGGTAAAACTCGCAGGCATTTTGCTCTTGAGACAGACATACAGCCGGATCAGGAGCCAGATATCGGGACTAAACCTGTGCGGAGCTGTTATGTCGGAACCAACGACCCGCAGGTGATTATGCATCTGATACGTCAGGCAGAAACACTGGAGTCGGGAGGGTTGTTCCGTCGTGCAGCTACGGTATGGATGGAGGCATTCCGGGAGAGTCATATCCCGTCGGAACGTAGCGCCTTTCTGGCGCGCCGTGAACGGTGTTTGCGGAAGAGCAGAAAGTCTGTTGCATCAGGTAGTGAGTGGTATCTGTCAGGGAATTATGTGGGGTCTTAATGAGCAATAAATATTGCCAGGCGCTGGCAGAACTGCGCAACAAATCAGCACACGAACTGAAAGAAGTCGGCGATCAGTGGCGGACACCAGACCTGCTTTTTTGGGGCATTAATGCGATGTTCGGTCCCCTAACGCTGGATCTCTTTGCTGACGACGATAACGCTAAGTGCCCTGTGTGGTACACCGCCGATGATAACGCGTTGGTACAAGATTGGGCGGAAATGCTGGAATCAATCGGCGGTGCCGCATTCGGTAATCCACCCTATAGCCGCTCTCAGTACCACGAGAAGCAGGCGATCACCGGCATGACCCACATCATGGATCACACAATGGAGATGCGTGAAAAGGGCGGTCGCTATGTGTTCCTCGTTAAAGCGGCAACAAGTGAAACGTGGTGGCCGGAAGACGCCGATCACATCATGTTTATCCGCGGTCGTATTGGCTTCGATCTCCCCGTGTGGTTTGTCCCTGCCGACGATAAGCAGAAGACCACTGGTGCATTCTTTGCTGGCGCCATTGCAATCTTCGATAAGTCATGGCGCGGCGAGCGTTTCAGCTACATCAGCCGTACCGAACTGGAGGAAAAGGGGAAGGCGTTCATGTCACTGGTCGAATTTGCCGCGGGTAAGGTTCAGCCACCAGCCACTACGGCGCCAGAGCAAGAAGAACCCATTATAGCGCCAGCAGTATTACCTTATGTGGATTCGCGTATCTGGCCGCTTGAGGTTGGTCTGGTGTTCAACCAGGTTGAGGGGGCGGATTCTCTGGACGCATCGCAGCAGAACAAGCTGAAAGCGAACATTAACCAGCTGTGGCTGGAGCGTATGCCAACCAGCGAAATCATTACTACTGCTGGTGGACTGGTCAGCAGCATGCGGCGGGAGGTTGCATGAGGCTGGTACTCCCATTCCCTCCGAGCGTGAACACTTACTGGCGCGCCCCTAACAAGGGGCCGCTGGCCGGTCGTCACCTCATTAGCGCTGTTGGTCGTAAATACCAGAGCGCTGCCTGCGTGGCGATCATTGAGCAATTACGACGTCTCCCGAAGCCATCGACTGAACTAGCAGCGGTAGAAATCATCCTGTATCCGCCAGATAAGCGGATCAGGGATTTGGACAATTACAACAAAGCGCTGTTCGACGCACTGACTCACGCAGGAGTCTGGGAGGACGACAGCCAGGTAAAGAGAATGCTGGTGGAGTGGGGACCAGTTTTCCCGAAGGGGAAGGTAGAAATCACGATCACGAAATTTGAAACAGGGGCGGGTGCAGCCGACTGAAAATGGAGAAAGAAGCATGAATAATTTAATGGTCATTGATGGTATCGAAGTTCGCCGCGACGTTCATGGGCGCTATTGTCTTAACGATTTGCACCGTGCTGCTGGTGGAGAGCAGAAATATCGTCCGAAATACTGGCTTGATAATAAGCAAACCCGTGAGCTGATTGAGCAACTTTTCACCGAGGGCGGAATTCCACCCTCGGAACAAAATCAATCCGTTAGCTTTTTTCAGGGCGGTAGTGATACCCAAAATTTGGGTATCGCTCCAGTAAATACTGTTCGCGGTGGTGCTGAACAAGGTACATACGTATGCAAAGAACTGGTGTTTGCTTATGTAATGTGGATCAGCCCGTCTTTCCATCTTAAGGTGATCCGCACGTTCGATCGGATTACCAGTGCGCCACAAACATCTTCTGGTATGGCTGCCGATAAGATGCAGGCGGGGGTGATTCTGCTGGGTTTTATGCGCAAAGAGTTAAACCTGTCCAATTCATCGGTACTGGGCGCGTGTCAGAAACTCCAGGAGGCAGTGGGACTACCTAACCTGGCGCCACAATATGCCATTGATGCTCCGGCTGGCGCGCTGGATGGTTCAAGCCGCCCGACGCTGGCACTGAGCGCGCTGTTAAAACAGCATGGTATCCGGATGACGGCTAATCAGGCGTATCAGCAGTTAGCAAAGCTG